GATAAATTCCACTTCATAATATATTATATATTTATTTGCGTTCATTTCTGATATTTGCTTGCACTAACTCATTGTATATACCTTTAACTTATAAAAATATTAGTAGAAAATAAAAACTCCCATCTTTGACGATGGGAGTTTTCTAAATATAAATTAAATAACACTATGCTTATGCAAATTTGAAGTCGTTGACTGCAACTATTACGTGATAATTTAACTCCGGATAGAACCCAATATCGGCGAGTGAAAATCTAGACCAAACTCTAATCTTTTCAGCCATGGTTCCTTCGGCTACGATTTGCCTTGATGCTGCTAAGTCGTAGGCGAGCAATTTACAACCCGGGTCTTTCTCATCTCCTCTTCTGATAAATAGGATTCGAGGATCGTCGAAATCTATCTTAGGATTCTTGAATAAGGAAATATTTCCAAAAACAGTTCCGTAATATTGTAAACCGGCATTTTTAGTAATTGTTGTAGGGGTAGGGCTAACGATGAATGATGAATGATGTTTGATTGCTGCGGCTAATTCTCCACCAACAACTATGTTATCTGCAGGAGATATACGAGTTTGAAGTTCAACGAACTCGGCAACTACCAAAATACGGGAATATAAACGATCGTTGTGTGTCATTTGATTTTCCATCATGGTGCCACTACAAACGTTAACTATATTACCCATATCAGTTTTACGGTCATTACCCATAATATCTAAGAAAGGTACAGTTACAGAGGTGAAAGCCATGTTTGGCGTTCCGGTTGCTCCGATGTATAGAGAATAATTTATACCTTGAGATAAATAAGCATTAACGGTAGATGTTACACCTAAACGATAAAGGTGATTCAAAATTGTTTCGTCCAAAGATTGAACAATTTGATTTTGTACTCCGGTGTAAAGATAACTGATAACGTTTACCCCCATAGCCGCCATATCCTTTATCTGGATATTAGTAGTATCAGCTTCGATTTCTAAACCTACCATTTCAAATTGCTTGTCAATGGTAACAACGTTTAATTTGTTAACAGGTCCTTTTTCGTGTTGCGCACGATTCATACCTCCTAAGCTATTATCGTTGCTAGAAGCTTCGGCAACGTTATTTCTTATCGAAGAAGCATATCCAGCGTATAATTCTGAAAATGTTACTCCTGATAAGTTGGCTGCTGTCAAAGGAATTTCTCCTGCGTTAAGTGCGCCTTCAATGTAAACTACATTAGTAGAACCTAATGTATTAACTAAATCTACAATGTCAATAACTGAAACACTATCGTCCCATGTGATGTCGGAAACTTTTACTGGTGCTGCTGCGGCATTAAAAGTACCTGTTCCAAGAACTTCAGCGGTAATGGCGGTTTTTACAGTTGATCCTAAGAAAAATAATACTTCTACTGCTGAACCATCGGTTCCATCATCTGTTGTGATGACTAATTTAGTTGTTCCACGTACTAAAGAATTGGTATTAATGAAATTTCTTGTAAAAATTGCACTAGATAATTCTATGTAACTTGGTTGATTTTCTGGGTCATCTAAAGGACCTCCACCATAAACTGTATCTACATAAATTGTTACAACTTTTGGGGTATCAACTGCGATAGTCGGTAATAAGTCAAAACCTATACAATGTAATGCTATATGATTTTGGAGACCAAAAACATATGAAGGTACATCACCCGTGCCTGGTTTATAACCTTGATTCCAATGTCCTAAATTATTACCCAAATCGGTAGCGTTCATGGGATTTTGAACATTTCCCATATTGAGAATATTGCCCGGTTGTGAATAATTTCCTACTGATTCAAATAATGCTTTTAAACTAGAATTTATTCCTCCGAATATTTTGGCGTCTTCAAAAAGAGGACTTTCACCAACAGCTTTTGATACTCTCACTCTGTTAGAGTATTGTTCGGTAATAAATTTTAATCTTTCAGCTTTTAATTCTGGACGATCGTCGTACTGCGATAAATGATCTCTGAATGCTGCTTCCATTAAAGGTTTATATTTTGCAGCTTCTCTTGGATCTAACTCTGTGTGCCTGTAAATAGGCTGTCTATCTATTTTAAACATGTATTAAAATTTTTTTTAATGTTAGATTATAATTTTATTTACCGAAATAAAACATTCGTAAACTTTCGTTCAACTTTTTGTTGGTAGCTGAATTTTGTTTATTGTCTACTTGTTGTTGCTTCAACTCTTGTTTTTTCTGTTGAATTGTTTGTTGTTGTTGCTTCAACTGTTGTTTTTTTCCTTGAATTGATTGTTGTTGTTGTTTTAATTGCTGAGTTTTTTCTTGAACTGCTTTTTCCTGTTGTTTTAATTGTTGTTTTTGTTGAAGTGTTTTAGCCTGCTGTTTCTTTTGTTGAATCTTTTGTTGTTGTTGCTTCAACTGTTGGGTTTTTTGTTGAACTGCTTTTTCTTGTTCTTCCAATTGTTGAATTTTTTGTTGTTGATTCAACTGTTGTTTTGTGTACTGTTGGATTTTTTGCTGTTGCTTCAACTGTTGGGTTTTTTGTTGAACTTTCTGTGCTTCATTTAGATCGTCTTCTTCGAATAGGAAATCATCTTCGTCTTCCATTAAAAGATCATCATCTTCTTCCATTAAAAGATCATCATCTTCTTCCATTAAAAGATCATCTTCTTCATTTAAAAGATCATCATCTTCCATTAAAAGATCATCATCTTCCATTAAAAGATCATCATCTTCTTCCATTAAAAGATCATCTTCCTCCATTAACAAATCATCATCTTCTTCAAAAAGAAAATCATCCTGATCTTCATCAAGATTCAAATCTTCCGTGTCGAAAAATTCAGATTCGTTTAAGGAAAAATCGCCCATTTCGAACTCATCTTCAATGTCGACAATATCGTTAACGATTACATCTGCGAAATTATTTGCCATACTTAAAACGTTTTATGAATTTATTATTTATATAAATATTAATTGAATATTATATATTATATTATTATCTGGTTAATTTTTTAACTTTTTTAAACAAAGAACCCAGATAATTTTAATTATCTGGGCATAAAAAAATACTGAAATGAACCGAAATAACTAAATATTAAATAAAATTATTTTTTAATGTATTATAAGTATTCATTTTCATCCTTCTAAAAAATAATTTAGCATTTTCTGACAAATCTTTTTCTGTAGCAACTTGTAATTCGTTTTCCAATTTATTTTGTTTTGGCACTCTATCATCTTGCATCTTTTCTTCATCAATTTCTTGTTGTGATTCAAAAAGATTCATATTTTTTCTAGTTAATTGATACCATTCCAAAAAACAACTTGATGGTAAATTACATGATTTTACTGAACTATCATTCAGATACTTATTATAACTTTCGTTAAGTTTTTTAAGTTCTTTGCTTGGTATTGTATAAAAATATCCTTTTTTAGACGATGATATGTTTTGTAACATTTTTTCTGATTCATTTAATTCCTTAAATTCTAACACTGCAGCATCAAACCCAGGGTGATAAACTAAATCATAAGTTGTTAACAATTTAACTCTACCCAATTTTGTCCCATTTGGCTGGTCTATTTCTTCGCCAGCGGCTCTTGCGGATATTGCTAAACATCCACCAGATTCAATTATATCTCTGGCTATTAAACCTCTACCTTTATTCAAAATTAAAACATATCCTTTTACTTGTTTTGTTGATTCATCGTACCAAACATCTAAAATTTTATGTGATACATTATTGAAATTAACTGCATAACTTTGAGGATGTTCTAACTCACCATAAACTCCCTTCTTTGAATGAACTTTTTTACGAAATTCTCCTAATAACAACAAATACTGAGGAATATCATAATATCTCAAATTGTTGTTAACATCATTAAAATCGGCAAAAACACCTTCAAGTATTATTCCCTTATATGGACGTTTGGTTAATGGATTTATGATATTCTTCTTTATAGTTCCATAATCTATTTTAACCAAAGGTATTTGTGGTGATTCTACGTATAAAAATTTATCAATAATCTGAGATTCATTTAGTGGTTTAATAGGAATAATGGAATTAAAAGTTAAATCATCATTCGCTACCAAAATATATTTGTCCTTTTGAGATTGATTTTCTAATGCTGATTTTTCAGATGTATAAGTTTTCAAATACATGAAATCATTAAAAAAATCATCTTGGAACTTGTCGTAATCTTTTCTTCCTTTCGGTGATGTAGCGTATAACATTTTAATTAAATTTTATTTTATATATTGCTCAGTTATTACTTTAAAAATCCATCCATTTTTTTCACAGAACTTTATGGCTTCTGACCACTTATAAGCATTTTTTCTGATTTCTGGATTAGTTTTTATTAATGATTTACATCTTGGCGATTGTGAAGATGGTTTTATTTCTATAATATAAATTTTACCTGATTTCATATGTACCATAAAATCGGTAAAATATCTATGTTTTTTAAAAACTACCTTTCCATCAATCTTTTCTGGTAAAACATATGGTATAATTATTTTCTCTGATGACCATTTTTCTACATTTGGATTATTTTCTAAAGATATCATATATTTAAATTCTAACTTCGAACGAAATATTATTGGATATTCTCCATAATATTTATTAGGTTTTAAATAATCTTCTAAATGCCCCTGATAATAATTATATCCGGATTTTCCCTTTTGATGAGGTTTTATTTTTATGTCCTGTTTTCTCATTTACAATTTAATTATCCAAAAACTTCTCTTCTAAACATTTCATATTGTTTTTGTAATTCTGCTGATTTTCGGAAATCTGCCATTCTTGTATCTTGATATAAATTATCATTAAATTTTATATTCAAATAATTTAAATCTGTATAAATATTAATCAAATTACTCATTCCTGTAACTCTTTTCAAAACTTCTAAATAATTAGTTGTTTTGAATTTTGGTGTTGTTACATTATTATAAGTTATTTTATCTTCCGTTATTGAATAAGTTATAATTTGTGTATTTAAATCATTTCCGTATTCTGTGTTTTCTTTTTTGTCTTCTTTTTTATCTTCTGAAATTGTTTTAAGTGGATTGATACTTATAAAATATAATGATTTATATGATGGTGAATAAACAACTGAAAATAAAATACCATTATTTAGAACTTTATCAAAAACATTTTCTTTAATAGCTTTTACTATATCAAACCCTAAAACTTTTAAAGATATTCCTAAAGTTGTTTTTATTTTTACAATATCATTTGAATATTTTAATGTTTCATCATTTGATTCTAAAGATTTTAAAACTAATCCTAAATCTTTTTTAAAATCATTAATATCAAATTTTTTAATTTTCGAATCTACTTTGTTTATATTTAAATTAGTTAAACTTTCATTTAATGATGTTATGGCTATCTTTGATTCATTTAAAACTTTCAAACTATATTTCAAAAATGGATAGGGATTTATATATTTATCTACATTGAATTTATAATTACAATCTAATATTGGTATTGCTTCATTAGAAATTTTAGTACCGTTTAATTCTTCGAAAAGATTTTTAAAATTTGAATCGTAAATTTTTAATTCTTCATAAAGATTTTTTCTTTTTTTCTTTTTGGTTGATGTCTTATCTCCTGTTCCTGGTTTATAATTTGGATTATGGATTGATAAATTATTTGGATTTTGCTGCGGATTTCTAATATTATCTAATGATATTACTTTATTCTTGGATAACTGTTTTATTATATTATTACTCACTAATAAAACTGATGCTACAGTGTTTTCTTCTGTTGCTATATTCTGATAAACTTCTGGTGAATTATTAGAACTTTCTCCTGAACTTTGAACTACGTTTCCTTCCATATAATTATAAATTAAAATAATGTGCTTTGCGATGTTTCTTCATCTTCATTTTCTTCATCTTCATTTTCTTCTACTGTAACTTCGTCATAAACTTCTGGTTCTGGTTCTGGTTCCATTGGACTTATATTTTCCCCTTCTTCTGGCGCGGTACCATCAGAATTAAAACCTAAAGATATCCACTCTCTTACTCTTTCTTCATTTATTTGCTTTATTTGTTCTTCACTAAAATCTAATATATTTTTGACCAACCATTTTATTGGTAATAATTTTATTAATGTTCCTTGTGCATTTTCAGTTTCTCCAAATTCTGCCATATTACTAGCTAATTCTATTTTCTTAGCTAATATTTCAAGGTCAGCCATTTTTTCATACTGATTATATGATACCCAATTAATCTTTATAGAATCCAACAAAGATAAGTCTATACCTATTTCTACCTCTTTTAATGTTAACTGAATTATGAGCGGTTTCAAAAATACATCTTCTAACATGTTTCGGATATCTTCAACATCTTTAGCGAATGATATTTCGGTCTTTTTTAAAGATTCAACATCTGTAAATCCCCAAGTTTCACTTGAATTTGGATCTATTCTATCATAAGGTATTCCTGTATCATTCCAAAATAATCTTTCCCAGTATTGCAATGAATCTACTTCTGTTAAATCAGGACCAGTTGCTGATACTTCTTCTATTTCCGGTGTTCCTCCACCTGCTACTTCGGCTGTAAAAAACTCACGATATCCAGAATTGTTTGGAGTGGAATTAAAGAGAACTTGACCATCTTCATTAAATGTAAATCTATTAGTATAATCATTTCTCATTGTGCTTAATCTCACCATGGCTTCGTCTCTTGATACATCCCCTAAAGCCAACTTTATGTGCATTCTAACTTGAGATTTAGTTGCAAACCATAAAATCTTAGATGTTTGCATCGATCTCATAATGTTGAAACTCATTCTTAATCCGTCCGCCCAAGATATATAATCAAAATCATAAGGATTCCACTCTAATAATATTACCTGATTTTCGTGCATTATTCTATCACGTGAATCTATTGTGGCTCTTTGAACATAATATACTGTATCGTCTTTTTTAAACTTTTGTAGTGTGGCTGGGTCTATTGGTTGAATTGCTACTATATCTTTTGGTGATTCTAAACTATCATATATTATTTCCCATGCAACTTTACCTGTTACTAAAAATTCTTTCACCATTTTGTTTAGACCATCTCTTTTAAAATTTAACATCTGCCAAAGTTTAGGCCAAAAAACTTCATTAATATAATTGACAATTGCTAAAGCTACTTCTTGTTTATCTTGAGATATTTGAGTTGTGTTAATGTCTGCGTATACTGGATATTTAGTTTGATCAGTGCCCATAACAACGACTTCGTTACTCATTATTTTCACCGCTTTTTTTATTTCTCTATTACAAGCAAATATTAACAAATTATTTCTATAGTTTATATTCGTTAAAGGACTGAAAGCCATGAAATTTCTATAACGAATATCAGGATTAAATAACATATTAATATCAGTATCTGACTGATATAATGGATCACTTGAAAGACCTACCGCCTTTTGTAATGATTTTTTATCTATTTTTCCAGCAGTATTTGCGAAAAGAATTTTCTTGGATATTTTCACATCCATTTTTTTGGCACCCAATATTCCTAACCCTACGGATAATTTCATAATTATTTTCTATATGTTGTAATCGCGTATTTGACCACTAAAAATTCTATATAAGGATCTAACTTTGGTATTAAAATATTTTCGGTGAAATTTTTTATTTCGAAACCTACACCTAATTCTAATCTCTTAAAATATGGGCTTGTAAAAATAGTTAGATAAGGATTTTTTAAAAGACTATATGCTATGATAACTTCTACAGTTTTATTGTTTCTGAAATAAACCCCTTTTTTAGATATATCAAAATATGCGGTCGCTACCGACTGATATTCACTGGCTGTTATTTCATTTATAGTATAATTATTTTTTTTGTTATAATTATAA